GGATTCAATGGGACTAGAGAAGGAGTAACCTACATCCATACAACCTACCTAGACAACATAGCCCATCTTTCTAAATCCTTTGTGAATCAAATAGACCGCATGAAGGAACGTAGACCAGAGAAGTATCAACATCAGATACTGGGAGGGTGGCTACAACGAGCAGAGGGTGTGATATTCAAACATTGGCAGGTAGGTGAATTCAATAGGGATATAGATTCAATATTCGGTCTTGACTTTGGATTCTCCAATGATCCTACTGCACTTGTAGAAATCGCAGTTGACAAAGAAAGGAAAATTATTTGGTTAAAAGAACATTTATATAAAAAAGGTTTAGTTACCTCCCAGATATATGATTACTGTGTGAGGATTGCAGGTAGAAATTTAATAGTATCGGATAATTCTGAACCTCGTCTTTTATCCGAAATGAAGATGAAAACTCCTCCACTTAACATTACTCCAACAATAAAAGCAAAAGGTTCTATTGTTACTGGTATATCGTTAATGCAGGATTACAATATAAATATAGAGGGAGAAAACCTCATCAAAGAATTCAATAATTACGTCTGGGCAGTTAACGGTGTTAAGCCGATTGATTCCTACAACCACCTTATAGATGCTAGTCGTTACGGAATTCAATACTTACTTACTAGATCAGTTCCTAAAGGTATGTATATAGTAAGATAATTTTTGTATATTAGTAAACTCTTATGAGCTTTTTTTCATTGATTCGAGAAGGGAGTAGCAGAAATGTTACTCTCTTTTTTTATAATTTATTTGGCAGTTCTAAAATATTGTTATATGTTTGTCCTGTCAATAATGACATATAATTAATAAAAGGGGTTAAGAGCCTCACGAAAAATTCGAGATATTAGATAATTTATTTTCAGTAAAAGATTGTGATCGTTTAGAGGAGCAATTAAAAGCGTTAAGTTTTTTAGCAAAAATTTGTGATGTAGCCTTTGAAGAGGAATTCATGGAGAGAGCGGAAGAGTTGCTGGATGTTATTCATACCTTAAAAAGAGGTTTAAATATCCCTATATTTAAGGATGATATTGAAGAGCGTATTTTCATTGAAGCATTTTTTGCTAAACAAGAATACTTGATAGACAAAGAAAAGAATGATCCTTTAAGGATTGCCGTAAATGATTTGGAAAAGAATTTACTAAACCTAAAAGGATTTTGATTCTATAGTCTAGTACTGAATGTAAAGGAGGGAGTAAAATCCCTCTTTTTTTATATAAACATTTGGCAGTTCTAAAAAAAGTATTTATATTTGGATAAATATTAAAACAATAATGTCATGGAAAACACAGAATTCGAAAAGGTACTTGAGATATATAAAGACCTTTCACTTAACCAGATGGAGCACCTGCTCAACCTTATGAGTAAGCATATTGACATACCACATTATCACGATGGAGTCGTTAGATCCTTTGAAGTAGAAAGTGTATGTTTGAATGGAGCTACCTTACAAATCAACACAGATGTATTTGCTAACCATTGTATGAACCTAAATAAAAACAACGATGAATAAAAGAGAGAAAGTTTACAACGCAATCAAATCAGCTAACGGTTTAATATTTAGTATTGAGTTCGTTAAAGCTGACAACACCAAAAGAAAAATGGTATGTCGTAGTGGAGTTAAGAAACATCTTAATCCAAACGGTAAAAGAATAAAAACCTCCCATCCATTAGATATTGG